CATTTACCCTTGTCGCACTTGCAAGCGGAGCTTTTAAACTCTGCAAAGATGCGTGTGAAATGTACAAGGAAGGAAGGCAAATTGTCACCGATGCAGTCAAGGAAATTGATGGCATTGTCAAAGATGCCAAAGATGTCCAAAAAAAGGCGAAAGGATTGTTTGGATTTTTAACTGCTATTTTTGGCCAAGATAAAAAAATAAACGCAGAAAATGCACAAAATGTGCAAAAAGCAGCTCCAAAAGCTGCCAAAAAGAAAAAAGAGCCACCACCAGAGTTTGATGAAAATCTCATTTACCAGCAAGTGAGTGATGCATTGATCAAATTCTTTCAAGCCTACAATGGCCTAAAAAACTATAAAAAAGAACAAGAGGAGCTGGCATTGCACGCTACCAATGAAGAAGGCAACGAAATTGCTATCAAGTTGGTCATTGCTGATTTACAAATGGAAAAATTGAATTCTGAGCTTTCAAATTACATGGTCTATCATGTGCCAAGTGAGTTGAAAGATTTGTATTCAAGGGTCAATGAACAAATTGGGCACATTGCGAATGTCCAAGCACTTGCAAGACGAGAGGAGTTGTTGGCAAAGAGGAAAGCACAATGGCAACGAAACCAAAAAGCGGATTTAGTCAAAAATCGAATGGTGGTTTCAGCAATTACAGTTCTAATGATTCTGTGGATGTGGGGAATGATTCTAAGTCTGACACACCAGCTTTAATATTGATTGTGATTTTGCTCATTGTGATTTTGCTTTTTTTGCCATTGCTGGCGTGGATGTATACCGATGTCAGAAAAATGGAAATTCGAGTTGATAAGGCTTTGACCAGAATTGAGGGAAAATGAAATATCTGATTTTGATTGTTTTGATGTTGTTGGCTGGCTGCCATGATCAATATCGGTATTTTTGCCAAGACCCTGAAAACTTTAGCAAAGATGTTTGTCAAAGGCCAAGATGTGAGTTTGATCAAGATTGTCCAGATTATTTAGTGGCACCAATATTGGAGAAGAAAATTGAAGGAAATACTGCTGGCATTACTCAACAGTCCCAAGGACAGACTCAATGCAGATGACATCGAAGTCAGAGTCAGGGCATTTGTAATCATTGTCGTTACTTTGATTTTGTTTTTCATTGTGGTCACGCTGATCTATAGCGTGATGTTTGTGAGCCAGCCTATCAAAGCCATGGCCCCAATTGACCAGGCATTTACCAAAATGCTCAATGACATTGTGCTTTTGATCGTGGGGGGCATTGGCGGTATTATGACCAAGGGCATCAGCAATGAGGCCACCAACATGATGAATGCAGCCAAAGGCAATACTGCTGCATATGTGGCTCCTCCTCCACCACCAGTGGTTATGATGGCCCCATCAACCAATTGGACTGCACCACCACCACCAGCTGGGCCACCAACATTGGAAGACCAAGAGGAGCGTTTGAGGACTGCCCAGGCTCGAGAAAGCACAAAAAATGTTTAGTTGGCTTTCATGGTTTTTTGATGATTTGTTTTATTACATTGCAATCATTGCACTGATCGGTGGAGTGATTGCATACACTCTTTCATATTTGGTGGGGTTTCTACCAATGTTGAAGGCCCATGCACTTATATTAAAAGTGCTTGGAATTTTTTTGGTCATTACAGGNGGTTATTATGTCAGCGATCATCATGGTTATCAAAGACGCATGGCTGAAGATCAAGTCGAAATTGACNGNCTTAATCAAGAAGCAAGAGCCAAAGAATCCGAGNTNAACAAAAAGCTGGCGCAAACTGGCGCAGCACTCAGGAAATCAAAAGATGAAAACAAATCCAAGCAAAGCAGCATTGATGCTGACATCGATGCTGGTCGGCTGCAGCTCCCCACCAGTTGTGCCTTACAACCCAATTCAGATGCCACCATTGCCAGCGGAAATACAACCAATGGAGCCGAGTCTTCAAGACAGGCTCTTAAAGATATTGTCCAAATCGCAGCAGACGGAGACAATGCAATCATCCAGCTCAACAGTTGCATTGCCACCTATAACCAAGTGATGGAAACAGTCAATGGGGGCGTGAAATGATCACATCAGAGCAGCTGATCGAGCTGAAAATCGATCCAGTTTGGACGATCCCACTCAATGACACATTTGATCGATGGGGCATTTCAACACTTGAAGAACAGGCGTGTTTCATTGGCCAATTCTCATATGAGTCAAATCACTTTAAAGATTTGAGTGAGAATTTAAATTATCGGCCAGAAACGCTGATGAAATTGTGGCCAAAGCGGTTTCCATCGATGGATGAGGCTTTAAAGTATGCCCATCAGCCAGAAAAAATTGCCAATCACATTTACTCAAATCGTATGGGTAATCGAGATGAGGCATCAGGAGATGGCTGGCGTTTCAGAGGATCAGCAATTTGTCAATTGACTGGACATGATAATTTTTACCATGCTGGCCAAGCATTGGGCATCGATCTGGTACACAATCCTGACCTGGCACGCACACCCAAATATGCTGCACAAATTGGTGGCTGGTATTGGAAAACGCATAAGTGCAATGAGGCTGCACAAGCCAAAAATTACAACAAACTCACAGAAATCATCAATGGGGGATTATTTGGTGCAGAGCAGCGCATTGCAGTGATGCACCAATGCGAAAGAATCTGTGGAGCCTAATGCTCTTTCAGATATAGATAAACCATCAATCCAATGGTGCTGAAAATAAAGGCAATCAATCCCAGCAAGCCGAGAGCGATTGCCCACATAAAAATATTAAACCAATCAAACATTTTTGATATTGTAATCAGCAGCGTTGATTGAATATTTATACAGTGTCCATTTGCGCTGGTAATTGGCATCTTCACTTGGAGGGATAAAACCGAATCGTTTCCATGTGGTCATTACATCGGTTTTATCTGCTGGTGTGTATTGTTTTATATTTGGGAATTTCATTTTGTTTTATCCAAGTAATCTGCCAAATCTTTGGTGTCCACAAACACTCTGAGTCCATCTTTGTATGTGCGAAAACTCAGTTCATTTTTAGAGCGTTTGTTGTAAATAGTACCGATTGGCACTTTCAGCACTCCAGCCACTTCATCGAGAGTCAAACGAACACCAAATTGATTCAGCAGATATTGATACATATTGGTTTAGAAAGGAATATTAGAATCTTGGAAAGCGGTTTTGGCCACTCCAAAATCATCCACTGCCGAGGCTTTGGACCCTAGTGCNTCACCTTTCTCGAGCAGCTGGATGTTGTTCAGCCAAAATGCTACACCATTGTTTCCAGCTTGGGAATATGCATATGCAGTGACAGATACACGACCCCAGTCACCAGAGACAAAATCATTGGCTGCCAGAATGGGTTGACCCTCAGCATCGATGACACCAGGCTTTTCATTTGACTTGCATCGAATGAAAAAGCTGCCTTTGTATTGATCAGGCAATGGTGTGCCATCTTGCTTTGTTTCAGTGTCACCATCACGCAGCGGATTGCGCAGATTGGCTGGATATTTCCCATTCCACTTTTTATCAAGTGCACCTTTCATTGCAGCTTTGAGGCCAGCAATGGTTTGCGTGTCACCTTTGGGAATGATGAATTCAGTGGAAAATTCTTCTTTTCCAGACAATTCATTGATCTTGGGGCTGGCCCAATTGAGAAAAGAAAAACGGCCTTTGCCAGTTACAAATTTAGACATATTTACTCCAGTTTACAGTTTAAAAAATACCGACACAGAATTGTGTGGGTGGAATCACTATAACATAAATTCTCAAAATTTCCCACAATTTCACAAAATTTAATATATACTGAGGATTCATTAACTGAAAACTGGATCAAAAATGCTTTTCCCCCATCAAGAAATATCGAGAGATTTTCTCTTAAACACCAAGCGAGCCATCCTGGCCGATGAGCCAAGAGTGGGCAAAACATTGCCAACGGCAGCTGCAGCACTTGAGCATTTGCCAGCTCTGATCATTTGCCCAGCCATTGTGAAAAATGTCTGGAAAGCTGCATTTGAAAAACTTGGCTACCATGGAAACGTCACAGTTGTCAATGGCAAAGTGAATGCACAGAATGCAAAAAATGATGGGGTCACCATCATCAATTATGATGTTCTAGGCTCACTCAATGAGCTTGGCCAATATCAAACTCTGGTGCTGGATGAAAGCCACAGAATCAAATCCCCCAAAACCATACGCACCATTGCTGCACTTAAATGGATGAAACGCATTCGCAGAGTTTATGCCCTATCAGGCACACCCATCCCAAACAGGCCCATCGAGTTGTGGCCATTGCTGCATGGCNTGGGAGTCTATCGGGGGGGCTGGTATGACTTTGGNTTGCGATATGCCAAATTATGGAATGCACCATGGGGGCTGGATACGTCAGGAGCCAGTAATTTGCCAGAGCTGCGATCCATCATGCAGCCAGTAATGCTCAGACGCACCAAGGCTGATATTTTTACCAATTACCAGCAGCCAATCACTTCACTGATCACATTTGATTTGCCAATTGATAAGCGTGAAAAAGAATTCAACGCTGATGCATTGATCGAACACCCAAATCCTATGCTGGCTTTTGAGGGTTTATCAGAGGTAATGAAAGAGGCTGGAATGCGTAAAGTCAAACCAGCTGCAGAGTTTATCGAGTCCAAGTTGGCCGATGAGCCAGTGATTGTTTTTGCCCATCACAAAGATGTGGTGCATCAATTGGCCACCATTCTTAAAGATCACAAACCATCCATCATCACAGGAGACACACCAGCAGCTGCACGACAAAAACTCATTGAGGACTTTCAAAATGGCACAACAAAACTATTCATTGGCAATTTGGCAGCGTGTCAGGAAGGTATTGACCTATCTGCAGCCGATACAGTCATTTTTGTTGAGGCCACATGGCAAACATCAGCTCTGCAGCAAGCCAGTTCCAGAGTGGAAAATATCAATAAAACTGGATCGGCTCCACTTATTTATTTGCTCACAATTTCCAATTCATTGGATCACACCATTCTTTCAAAAATCCTCAAAAAACAAAATGTCATTAACCAAATCATTTAATCCTATGGAAAAAATACTCTTAAAACAAGCAGCAAGAATCATCGATCATCTTGTCGAATCAAAACCAGAGGATGTCAACTGGGAATTGATTGACCGATTTCAAGATTTACTCGAGCGTTATTTGACCAAAGAAAAAAAGAAATTACCAACCAATGAAAGGACTGCAGCATGAGAAAGAAACCCGATTTGATTAATCATCCACCACACTACACTGAACATCCATCAGGCATCGAGTGCATCGAGATCACCAGGCACATGGGATTTAACTTGGGCAATGCAGTCAAATACATTTGGCGGTGTGACCTCAAGCAAGATGCCATTGAGGATTTAAAAAAGGCGATTTGGTACATTCAGGATGAAGTCACCAAAAGGGAGAATGAGCAATGAGCAAAACCAAACGTATAACTTTGTATGTGCCAGAGCAAATTGATTTGATCAGGGACAAACTGGCTGCAGACAGTGGTGTCAAAATGACTTATGTGCAAGTGTTTGCATTTTTAGTTCATTTTTATATCAAGCATTGCAATGAACCGAGGACACAATGGAGGCCAATGCAATGACTAAAGATGAAATCATTGATTTGGCTATACATTCAGGTGGTAAAGAAATGAAATATGTCCACGATGTGAGTTACCCAACAGTTGCAATCAAATTTAGTTTAGAAAATGATAGTCTTAAAAAGTTTGTTAAATTAATAGCAAAAATAGAACGTGAGCGATGTGCAAGGCTTGCAGACGAATGGGTGATGGCTTATCCACACCCATCAAAAACTATTGCTGAAACAATCCGAGCAAGGGGAGACAATGCGTAAGCGGTCAAAGTATAGGCCAAAGCCAGTGATATTGAACACCATGGCTTATGTCTTATCAGGCATGATGCCAATGGTGAATCTCAAAGATAAGTTGGTTTCATTGCAATTGAAAAATCATTTTGCATTGGATGATTTGCGAATGGGAAAAGCCACCAAAAATGACATCGATACATTGATTTCAGCATTCAACATCACAGAGGCATTGGCCAAACAAAATATTGGAGATGAATACCAACAGGAAATTAAAGAGGCTCAAGACGCATTGTTTGATTGTGCAAAACGTGGCGTTGAGATGAATTACCGATTCATCGTCAAAGGCCCAGAGTTAAAAGCAATCAATTTTGTAATGCAGCTGCATGATGAACAACTCAAAGCAGCAACAGTCAAGGACATCGAGGTGGCCACCAATTATGTCAATCAATGTTTGACACAGAAAAGAGCAAGACCAATATTATCAAAGTAAAGTTTTGGGAGGTTAACCAGACAATCAAGGATGTCGGAATTGGGGAATTTTTCTGGTTTCTGCCCCATTAAGAAAACGACCAAATTGACTCCCACCCATTAACCAAAGGAATTAAACATGACAACACACGCACCAATATCTGCATCGAAACTTGAGCGAATCATTCTCTGCCCTGGCTCATATTTGCTTGAGAAAGATTTGCCCAATCCAACCAATGCAGCTGCTCAACGTGGCACCAGCATACATGAATTGGCCGATCTGATGTGGAATGAAATGGCCATTGATTACAATGAATTTGATGCCGAGATGGTACAAATTGCCATTGACTATGTGACCTATCTTAAAAAGGCATCAGCTGCAGCCAGGTTTATTTTTCTCGAGCTGAATTTGAC